GCTCAAGCGCTTCTTGCATCGTTGCTTCTTTGTGTGCTTGCGTCATCTTCGTCACGATGACGACGTCTGTATAGTTTTCTATACTCCACCGGCGACCTGCGGCATCCCTAATAGCGAATATACCGGCGTCATGTAGTCGTCTTGTCATGTCTCGCCGCTGACTTGTCACCGCCTCATCAAGACGGAACACCTCGGCCGCAACTCGCCGAACTTCCGCCTTTACGCGTCGCCGAGTGTTTTGCGTCATCGCGAGTAGGTCCTCCATTGTCGTCTCAACGATCGCCGACTTAAATTGCCTGTGAGCGCGTGATGTTTTTGCTTTTTGACTCCGAATATGTTTTGTTGCCGCCCGAATACTCGGAAAAAGACCGAGCGCTACAAGAGTTTTCGCCCGACCATGTGTGTATACCTCGTCTATAATTTTCGGTACTTCTTCGACGAAGGTTTCGTCAAGTTCATTCAATATCCACTCAATTTCGCGAATAATCCGGCGTTGTTCAGTTTGTGTTAATTTGTCGAAGTTGATAGTCCGGAGTACAGCGAGAATCTCCCGGCGGGACCTCCGCACTCGACGGCTGATGCGGGCGGCAAGTTGTTCAAGGTTTGGTTCGTATTTGACCGCCTTTTCAAATTGCCGACGCTCATTCATTCTTCATCTTCTCCGGACTCGGTTTCCTCAACTTCCTCGTCTTCCATCACACTGTTCACCGCCCGGAATATGCTTGCGTCGACCATTTCTTCCTCTTCTTCCTCGGCCTTAATTCTTTCAACGATCTGCCGCGCCGTATCGTCGTCAACTTCATCCATCCGCTTGATCGCCGTCATCACGTCAATCGTCGGCTTGCCGCCGGTTCTAATATTCATGATCTGCGCCAACTCCATTTCATTGTCCGGCAAGCCGTCTTTCCACTTGATTTCCGGCCGGATCGGATCGTACGGAACAAAATCCTCGACGCCCTCATTCGCATAGTTCTCAAGCATCATCGCGGCCCGGATAGCATCGCGGAAGGCTCTATCGACATGATTTCGGATTCGGTCGACTTTAGAAAGTATCGGCATGAACCTTGCGCGGATGGCCGCTCCGTCGGTGTGCGACGTTCCTGTTCCTCCGGCTCCCTCCGGCGTGATCGATGTACCGAAAAGCCACTGCGGCGTTTCCGACATTTGAAAGACATAGTTAATCAAATAGTCGAGTTCGCGGAAAGCGCCGTCTAATTGCGAGTTCCAAGTCATATACCCCGGCGTTTGTTCGTCTTTTCCGACTGGGATGTATTTGCCGCCAAACCGGACGACATCCTCGCCGTCCCCGATGTCCGGGCCGTACGCAGTCGGATCAGAATGTTTCCAGAGGATATAGTCGATCTGAATCAGCCGATCATTGATGGCGGCCAGCGCTGATTCGATTTTCTCTATCGCGCTAATGCCTTCCCAACGCTCATCGGTCGCTTTGTACGGAATGTGATAGACAAGAATTTCAGGAACGCCGGTAACTACAATGTCAGAATCCCGTCCGGTCGGAACATTTTCGCCAATTTCGAAAATCTCAATCTGTGCACCGTATCTATCGTCAATGCCCTTCGGATACAGCTTGAAACGGTCGTATGTGATGTATCCGGGGACGTGCCGCTCCACAACTAAAAACGGCGTTTCGTCCTTCTCCGTTCGTACCCATTCGACATATGCGATGTTAACGGCCCTAAATCGCTTGTTGCTGTCGCGGGACGTTTCCGGGAAAACGAACGACGCGTTAACAGGCTCGATGATCGGCTCGGGCCTAACTTCCGGTTTCGGCAGTCCTTCCGGGATAGCCGAAAGATCAACGCGCGGCCGGTAGTAAACTTTTATAAACGCATCGCCTCGGTAGCCGTTTCCGACAACGAGTTCGTGTCCTAGTGTGTTCAGTGAATTGTTTGCTACGATCCGGTTTAACGCCGCTTGCTCCGGCGAATCGTCAGGACGTCCGGATTCGTATACAGGCTTTTCTCCGAACATCAAGTCAGCCGGCTTTGTGATGAGGACATCAACGATGTTAATAGCGATGTACAGCTTCGAGAGTTGATCGGCCTGCGGCGAGTCTTTTAACAGTTCCGTCGCTCTTTCGTAAACCTCATGCAATTTTCCATCGAAGATTTTTCGGCCCCTCTGGTATTTCGCCAATCTTTCGATGTGATCTTCTGGCGGGAATTGTTGTCCTGTTTGAAATAGCCGCCGATCATCAAATACGATTGCGGGATTATCGCTCATTCTTCAACCTCCTTTCCTCGTCACAACCACGCCGGCTTGTCGATGATTTTACGCTCGCCTTTCTTGATAGCGGAATACGCCATCTCAAGCGCGTCCGGCAAGTCGTCGTTTCCGTTCGGATACAATTCGAATTGTTCAAGAAGCAGTGCATGCTTCTTGTTAAACTGAATTGTGCCGTTCTCAATATCCGGCAACATCGCTTCAATCCGAAGTTCCTTGCGCGATCTTTGAACGACTTTTTTAACGCGGCTGTGTGCCGGATAGCCAATTTCAGCCAACCGCCGTTTCAACGTATCAACGAAAAATTCTTGCGCCGCCTGCGCCTCCGCCGCAATGACGTCCGGTTGATATTCGCGGACATACTCGATGATCTTTTCGATGAATTTGTCCGGCTTAATTTTTGCGCCCCACGCTTCCACGACGTAGTGAATACCGGTCTCTTTATCGCGAGCTAAAATTGCGACTGCGGAAAAGTCGCTTCGCTCTTTTCCCATCGCGAAGTCAACGCCCATCGAAATGAGATACCGGCGATCATCAACGTCAATGTCGTGGAAATAATACGTAAACTTCTCCGGATTGAAAAGCATCGTTTCCGTATCAACCGGATTGTTCATGTACTCGGTATTGAACGCTTTTGAACCGTTGTCCCACTTCCACGCCATGAGTTTGTATAGCGGCTGAACTTCCGGCCATAAGACGCGAGCGCCTTTGTCCATTTCGGATTTATGTTTCAAGTAGAACGCCTCGGCATCGGCAGCCCGATTCGGATTGTTCCGGTCGACATATATTTGCCGGCATTGTTCCCACAAGTCCATATTCTCCGGATATGTGATGATCGCCCGGAATACTTTCGTCTTAAAATCAGACCGGTGATAAAGAACGTGAATCAAAAGCGAGTCTGGCGCAACCGTCGTCCCCATGTAAACAAATGCGGTCTTCTTCCCTTTCGGATCGCCGAGCGGAATGACTGTCTGCGTGAACCAGTCCAGCAACTTTGCCCGCTGTTCCGGCGTAGAAGCATTACCGCCCGGCCGCGCATCCTCAAGATCGTCGCATATGATCAAGTCTGGCCGTTTTCCGTTCCAGTTCCGGCCCCGAAGCGCCTGTCCGGTTGATGCGGATTGAACCAGCGCTAATTGCCGCCTAATTTCGCCGTTTTCATGCCACGCGATGAATTCATCCGAATTGTCGATGATATTCGCCTGATCCTTCGGGCTTAATAGCGGTCCGAAGTCTGCCCGTAATTTTTCGTTGTATTTTAGTTGGTCGCGTATCCACTGCATGTTGCTTCGGCTTACGACGGGCGTTTCCGAAATGAGTATGATGTACTCACGCCGGCGATATACAATTTCGTGTACCGGGAATGCTTTTGACAAGTACGACGACTTTCCGTGCGACCTCGGCGCGGCTACTGCTACTTTTGCGTTTGTCTCCGTCGTTGAGACTTCGTTCATGATTTCGGCTATTTCCCGGTGAAACTCGGCGGCTTCTGCTTTGTCCTTTATATCGAATCCGTCCCAGTTTCCCGGATTGCCCGGATTCCGGGCTTCGGAGAAATACTCGATAGCAAATTCGAGTAAGTCGCCCTTACACCGCTCAACACGTTCTAACCGGGACCACAACGCGAATTTTTCGATTTCATCGTCAGGCCAACCGCTTATGTCATCGCCATACGTCGGTATGATGACGGTTTGAAAATATTCGTCAAGAGTTTCGAGTAGTTCTCTCCGCTCTTCGTCGTTAAGCCATTCGCCGTCAACCCACGCCATTTATCCGTCTTCCTTTGTCGGTTCATTATTTTCCGCTTTACCTCCGTAAAGTCAAAGTGATTTTTTGATACGCGGATTTTAAGCGGCCTTGACGCGGCGTATCAAGACCCCCGGCTTGGGGGGCTTGCGATTCAAACGAAAAAGACGAACGATCAAGCGTTGTTTTTCGCTCATCATTCGTCTTAATCGTAAATTTGCGATATACCCATCCGCATATTTATTCGCCGGATAGTTTACATAATGTATGTTACGGGACATTCAGTGACGCCGTCCGAATCCCCCGTAAACCGCATAACCATGCGGATTATCAAACTTCGCTCAAACTGCGCAGAATTTTATCCGTATTTGCATATTTATTCTATACCGCCGACAATCCGCATAACCATGCGGTATACGGCGGATATTACCGGATATTGGTATTCCGGCAGGTTGGTCCGTATATGCATATATATGCACTACCTCCGCCTATCCTAGCCCTCCGGGTAATATTCGGATTCACATACGGGTGGCCTGAAAGTGTTCGGAGGGCCGCGCGGAAGGCCGGGTTAGC